TATATTTGCAGAAAAATAATGGCGATTCCTATGCGAAACTGAAGATTTCGCATCTTCCTTGCCCGTTATTTTGTGAAGTAACAGACGAGGACAAGCAATCTATGCTTGATTATTTCAAACGTGAGGAAGAAGAAACATATCGGCAGGAACTGTCGATTACACCGATGGAGGGGGCGTAAGACTTGCTCGCAAGCATTCCCCGATGAAGTCGGAATCCAACAAGTCTTTAGCTTGTGGGTAGTTCAACAAGAAGCACCCAGAATTTGCAAAATATTTCAGTGTAGAAATTATTAAATAGAATTATTGAAAATGAATGATAGAGAAACTTTAAAATTAAAAACTCTTATAGCCGAATGTATTAGAGAAGTGCTTGATGAACGTGAAAAACAAAGATTAAATGAAATGGCACGAGTTGGGATTATGCTTAATAATCTTGACGTTGTTGTCTATACAGATGATATGGGATATATTCCGCACGTTCATATTTTAGATAGAGGAACTAACGGTAAGGAATTTGATTGCTGTGTGCAACTAGAAACAAATCGTTATTTTTCACATGGTAAACATCTTGATATGTTCAATAATAGGCAGTGTAGGGAATTTAATGATTTTATGAAGCAACCTTGTAGATTTCCAAAATATAGGAATAATTACGAATTTGCTGTTGAAATGTGGAATGCCAATAATTCAAATAGTTATGTTCAGATACGAGAAGATAAAGATGGTAATATCATAATGCCAGATTATTCAATAATTTTACCACATAAATAAACATTATATGAAAAAGAAAATTCTATCTGTTATTTTATTCTTGTGTTTATTCTCTTGTTCAATCTATTCGCAAGAAAGATATGTTACTTGTCAGATTGTGGAAACAAAGGATAGTATCTATATTGTTCCCAATAAGAATTATCTGAAAGGTACAGACTATTGGAAATGGGTAATCTACGGTCAAAACAAGAAGCCTTACAAGTTTGAAACAATAGATGAAGCAATATCCCACTTGGGAAAATTCGGTTGGAAGAACACAAGGGAATATACAAAAGACGATAAGCATATTATCATTATGAGCAGGGAATATTCTAACTATTTGGAATACAAGAACGAATAAGCTATATTTTGTTTTGTTGTTTCTTAACATCCCGTTAATACCATTTAACATAAAAGTTTTGGTTAAACGGGATTTTTTGCGTACCTTTGTATAGTTGAAAGGAAAAGGGATATTCAACGAAGCAGAAGTAAAATTCTGAAGTATAGTCTCCATTATAATCAAAAATAATTTCTTAATAATATTGAAAATAAAACCGTATCACCCGTGCATGGATATATGGGGCGTGGTAAAGAACTTGCAAAAAGGCTTGGTTATAAATATCGCGAATGATTAACTTCTATTAACTTGAAAAATTTGCTGGTTCAAAAAAGAATTATTATCTTTGCATTGTCAAAAAGAAAGAAGATGTCTAACAATTAAAATTATAGGAGATAAGATTATGGCACGTGAGAACAAAATTCAGAAGATGATTGCAGAAGTGGCTAACAATAAGTTGGCAGGTAAGTACAATCTTGTTCAGTATAAGGAGGGTGGAAAACGCTATGGCGAGAAAGTAAAGGCTATGGCTCATAAAAAGGCTTGTGAGGATATTGTTAAGTTTATGAACGAGCATAAGGATATCCCGTTCTATTTCGTTCTTTCAGTAGGTGTTTCCAAAGGTGCTTACAAGGAAAGTGAGTTTAACAAGGGATATAAGGCATTTGACGCTTACAAGGTATTGCAGGTACATATCATGGGTATGGAATATCTCAAATACAATGGTTTGGAGGGTAAGAAGATGTCAGATGTTGCAATTCGTTTGATTATGCGTTACTACGAAAAGAAATCATCTGATATTGCAATGTTTATGCTTGACTTGCAGAACTCTAAGAAATTGGGTAAGATGTGTGGTAGCCGTGAAGTGCCTTATTCTGACTTGTGTAAGAATTTGAACATTCCGTTTGGCGATGAGACCTTAATGGATAAGGAGTATTCTATGGTCGGATAACATCATTTAACTAGAAATGTTTGCAGGGGTAAGATTTATTTCTTACCTTTGCATTGTTGAAAGAACAAACAAGTCTAACAATTAAAATTGAAAGTGATATGATTAGTAAAAAAGTGATGGAGGTTAAGTATGCGTGTGAAATCAAGATGGACAACTTGTTCATTGACGCTATCAAACGTATTAAGGAAATTTTGGTAGAACGTAAATGTGATGGCAAAGTGTTCAATAAACGCATTACAGATATGATAGAAAAGGAACTTGGTATTTCTCAATTCTGTGCAGTCAGTAAAGATGCGTCTGGCAGAAACAGATATATCAAGGTTTATCTAAACAATGACGAGAGATGGTATTCTGACGGAGATAAGATTAAAGGTTATGTCGAACAGAATTCTGTTTTGGGCTTGGATGTCATTGTGGATTTGCAAAATGAGCGCATAAAACTCGCAGAAACGCTTAAAAGTTTGGATGATAGTATTTCCCACTATGAGAAAAATATCGCCAATATGGAAGATTGCATTGCACATTATAATGCTTACAAGGCAAGTGAAGATAAATTGATGGCAGCAATAGAAGAATATAATAAAAGTGTTCCGTCTCGTCTTAAAAGTTATGTCAATGTAAATGATTATAGTTATTAAAGAGGGCATTTAACAGATAACATTATTTAGATTTTTGTTTACCTACTTTAACTGAAGAAATTTGGTTAGAGTAGGTTTTTTGTGTATCTTTGCATTGTCAATAAGAGATAAAGGCAATGGTAAAGCATTGAAGTATAATCTCCAAGATATTAAAAGAAAAAATGTTAAGGAATATAAAAATCAGATGAAATGAATAATATATTTTAACATCAAATAACTTGCATTTTTCAGATAAAATTATTATCTTTGCAGCATAAAATTAAAGAAAAATATAGGAGGTTTAAAATATGGTATACGATTTGAAGTATGGGACGTTTAATGAGGTTGTAAATAAAAGTAATATGCCTAGACATATTGTAAGTGTTCTTTTGGACTATAAGGAAAGAAAACCTAATAAGCTATCAGAAACAACCGTAAATAATCTTGAAAGGGTTTGTTTGGTTATGTATGATAAGTTTGGTGGTAGTTTTTATTATATAAACAAAGAAAAATTATTAGAGAGCAACAAAATACCTTACCGTGTGGATTGGGTAAAGAATGTAAAATTGGAAGATTTAAGCAGATGGCAGCATTTCGGACTTGGCGGTAATGAATTTGTTTTGAGAGATTATCCCGATACAGCAGGTATGCTTTTAACTTGCCGTAATCTTAGAACACATAATGATGTGAAATTTGAAAAGAATATAATTGTTGAACAATTATATTTTGATTAACATCTTTTAATTTGAAAATTTTGGATAATTCAAATAAATGTATTATCTTTGCACTATCAAAAGAAAAGAGATATGAAAGTATATAAGTTTACAACAAAAGAACTTTATTCTGGTGGCTGTGTATTGGTTGCAGCCGAGTCAGAGGAACAAGCAAAAGATTTTATAGATGAATATACCAATCATGGTATGAACGAATATTATTCTGACGGTACAATAGAAAATCTTGAATATAAAGGTGATGAAGCTAAGGTAATTGTTAACGAAACTTATTTTGAATAATAGAATTATGGCAAAGAAAAAAGTACAAAGCATTATTAGGATTGACCGTATTGAGAAGTATGCGGATATACTCTTACCTGTATTGTTGCAGATTGATGCGGTATATAAAACTACATTCACTATTGCAAACGGCAGTTGTTATATTCTTTCCACACCGTTCAACAACGAGGAAATACAGAAATTTCTTGCAACACGCATTGAAATGGGTGATGTAACTTTCTTGAAAGGAAAAATGAAATTAGAATTGTATTATACGGAAAAAATAATTTAATAATTTAAAAAGCATATATAAAATGGGATATTTGGGCAATATTTCGGTAAATAGAATAGAATAGATTCACTTAACGTAGACAACATTGAGAATAGAGAAGTTGTTGTAACCCTTAATAATGGCATACAGATACACATTGTGGCTTGTTACGAAAGTTGGCAACAATATGGTGGAACAATAGATGAAATGAAAATTACTGCGCCTATTGCAGAACAATACAATGGATGGCTGCATGGTGAAGAAAATGAATGGTATTAACTTCATTTAACAAGTAAAAGTTGCAGTACTGAAAATAAATCATTACCTTTGCATCGTGATTAAGAGATAAAGGTTATTCATCTAAAAAATAGGAGGTTTAAGATTATGATGTCAAAAGTAGTTCTTATAGCTAAGTACAATAAGGAAATTGCAATGTACGAAACATATATCAAGGCGTTGAAACGTACAAAGGAAATTCTTGTTGAAAAGAAATGCGATAACAAGGTTTTCAACAAACGTATTGCAACCCTTATCAAAGATAATCTTGATATTGAAGTCATTGTTTCCGTTGTAACAAAAGCAGAATATAGCAGACGTTACCTTAGCTTTGCAATGTCAAACGAAATGCGTTGGTTCAAAGCAGATGCAAATAATAGCGGATATATAGATCACAGTTCTGTATTTAATTGTTCTGTATGCATCAATAGAGAAGATGAACGTTTGAAATTGGCAGAAACAATAGATTGCATTGATGCAGAAATAATGCGTTACATTAGTAGCATAAACGCCTTAAATGACTACATCATAAATTATGATGTTTATATGGAAGAAAATAAGAAATTTAAAGAAATGGTTTCGGAATACGAGAAGAAAATACCATATCGTATGAGATATAGCGTAACATTGAACGACAACAATTATTAAACGGAACGTTGATTTAGTTTCAGATATAAGTTAAAACACTGGATGCACTTGCTCGTGATGAATAGGCGCATTTTTATTAACATTTTCATTAGCTTCATTTAACTAAAAATATTAGGAAATTAGATGATTTGTTTGTATCTTTGTAGTGTTGAAAGAAAAGGTAATGATTCAACAAGGCAGATATAAACATCTGAAGTATAGTTTCCTTTATATATAAAATTAAAATGTTAATATCGTTTAAAATTAGATTTAAATTTTAACATTTATTTGCTAAAAATAATTGGATTAAAATTTGCGTATATCAATGAAATGTATTACCTTTGCAGACGTAAAGTTAAACAGAAACAATATAGGAGATTATAATATGAAGTATGCAGTAAGACTAAGTAAGGCAAACGACTTTTATGATAATTATGATAAAGTGATGCACTACTTTTCTATGCAATTTTTCCATTCGCAATTTGAAGATGAAGCAAGAGATTTTTACGAAAATCTAGGCGAATATCTTGATACTACCAAATTTCCTTGCGATAGAATGATATTGGATTGCTTTATCGGCTATTCAGATAGGTTTGGCATTATAATGCAATATATCGAAGAAAAAATCGCATGGCTTGAATTGCAGGTAAAAAGTTACAATAGTATTGTTATACATCATTGCACTTACTATAAAGAAGATTTTAAATGTTTCAATCATATTTTGGAAGATTATTTTAATGGTATCAATAATAAAATAATGTCAGACCTTTTGTTAGCATTAAAGGGAAAATGTAATATACAAGATAATTGCACCAATAAGATAATGGTGCAAAAATATGTTGATTATAAACCAAAGGAAGGAGAAACAATATCATTAGTCGGAAGTTTATCGGAAATTTTTGATATATTTACGACAATGAACGATAGATTGCGTTATTGTAATGGTGATTATTATAAATTCTTGAATAAGGATGTTGAAAAATTATACAATGTTTTCGTAGCGGCATATAACGGTAATTATTTTCTTGACAATGCAGTAAAACGTGGGGCATTGATAGATTAAGAAAATGATTAAGCATTTATTAACTTAGAAAATTTGGATAATCACCTAAAAATGACTATCTTTGCAGTGTAATAATTAAAACATAGGAGGTAACAATATGAATAAGAGTATGAAAAAGCAGGAACTTATCAATGAGATTAACATCAAATTGCACGATTATCCGTTTATTGATTTTGATGATTCTGTGGATATGCCTAGCGTAAATAACCGTATTAAATGTTTTAGTGGTGGTGAAGCAATATGGGAAGATATGTCTGATGAGGACTTATGGTTGACTGATTGTTCCGAAGTTGATTTGTCCAATCTTTTGTATGAAATTGAACGACAGATTGAAAAAGATGACAAATTGATGGAGAGATGTCAAGGTTATTAAAAACAAATATATATTAAAAAATAATAAAACTATGGGACAATATTATAGACCAGTTGTATTGAAAGAGGATTACGAGAACGAGAATTTTCCTTGTATCTTGTCACTTACTTCTTGGGATATGGGTAATGGCGCAAAACTGATGGAGCATTCCTATCTAGGAAACAACTTTGTGGAAGCCTTTGCGCAGATTATCCACAAGAATAACACAAAAGGTTATGCAGATAACCGTGTAGTGTGGTGTGGTGAACCTATAAACGATAATAAAATTTACCATCTTGCAAAACATTGTGATGCGTCGGAATTTTATCTTGAGAAATATACAGATGGAGTACAGCGTCCTTATCAATACATTGTGAATACTGATAAGGAACAATATGTCAAGGTCAAGCCGTACAATGAAGAAGAGTGGACTATTCACCCGTTGCCCTTGCTTACAGCCTACGGAAACGGACAAAGTGGTGGTGATTATTATGGCAGTGATATGGATAAGGTAGGAATTTGGGCATTTGACCATGTTTATACATCTGACGAAGTACCAGAGGGATATGAAGAACTTGTGGTTGATTTCAAAGAAGATACAGAAGAGCCTTAAAAATTGTTTCATGTGAAAAATAGTTGGGTTATTATTTGGATAATCCAATTATTTTTATTACCTCTTGCAGAGTGATAAGGAAAAAAGATATATAACTAACAATCAAAGGAGATTAAAGCTATGAGTTACGAAAAAGTAAGGTCAGTAAGATTTCTTTCAGATGATAACATCATTCTTGAAAGTGTGTCAAACAACGTTTCCCCTAAAAAGTACCACAAATGGAAATTTACTGGAACTCTTATTGATTTCCTTAGATATGTACAAGAAAGTGAATTGCAAATAGCCACAAGCGCAAATGGCTACTTTTGGTCTGCATTGTTTGCTATGTATTACAAGACGCTTAAAGCGCAAAACATTGAATATTCAGACCTTTATTCCTTAGATAAGGACGACCCTAGATGGGATGATATTATCAAGACGTTCCATATTACAATGAACTATCTGAAAGCAAACAGAAACAAGAAATGCTATGTCAAAAATGGTAGTTTTTATATCGCAGGTAGAGCATACGGCGGTAAATATTACCTTGTTGAGAATAAAGAGGACGCAAAGAAATATCCTTATTGTCAAGCAAGGTATATGTCAGAAAATAATGATTGGACTTTTGAAGAAGTGAGATAGAATATAATAACTTGATTTTTGTACGTGTACTCATTTTAGCTTCCAATCCGTTGTGATAATGTGTGGGAGGCACTTTTTTTATTAACATTATTTAGAAATTAATTAAGACTTATTATCTGAAATAATTTTCCTATATCAAATTTTATTGCTATCTTTGCATTGTGATTGAGAAAGAGATAATCACAAAAGCAGATATAACAATCTGAAGTATAATTTCCTTTGGATATTAACTGAAATTGTTAATATTTGTGAAATCAATTAGTAGTATTTCACATAAAATAATCAGCCAAACTATTGCATATATCAAAAACTTTATGTACGTTTGCAACGTCAAAAGGAACAAAGAACAAATTAAAACAATCAGGAGGTAAAACAATATGGCAACAAAACAACCAAAGTATTTCAGTATGAAAAACAGAAGTTGGAAGGCAAAAGCATTTTGCGAGAATATGATTAACAGACATGGTATCAAACATTAAAGAACAAACAATATGATGACGGCATACAATAAGTCAAACAGCATTACAGAAGTGGTATTAAAGCGTTTTTCAAGCTCTTACAGTCACGATTTTCTTTCAAGTGATACAACTATCAAAGATAGGGAGAAAAACGCACAGAAGCTCGTAAATTATCTTTGCGACAAGTTTAAGATACCACATTGCTATGTTATTATCTCAAACAAACGTCAAAATTACGTTACAAGGAACGGTAAACTTGTCAAGAAAATATATGGCAGATATATGATAAATCTTAACACTATCGAGATTTTCAACCTTACTGCAATGACGAGGAAACCAGTTGCAATTAAGACAATGTACGATACATTGTTGCATGAGTTTATGCACCACTATGATTACACCAAACTGAAACTATCCGAAAGTTTGCATACCAAAGGTTTTGCAATGAGAATTTCAGATTTGAAAAAGAAGTTGAATTAAGGAAAATAATATACAGATATGGAAAGCAAGCAATTTTCAAAAATGTGTTTTGACGAACAAATAGCATACTTACATAAATTAGCGGACAAGTATAATATAATTCATGCAGAACTTGTTTTTAAGGCAATTCTAAACGCTATCAAAGCCGTTGGGTATAGTTATACCTATCAAAAAGATTTAGCCATTAAAACGCTTAAATCAATGCTTAATGACGTTGAAGAAAAATATGGGATAGAGTCCGCTCAATACAGAGAAATAGCAATTTTGTATCATATTATATTAAAAGGATAATGCCGTATGGAAAAGAAATATATCAAAGCAAATATAGACGAGAAAAACGTAACAAGCGATTGGATATTTGATTATGTATTGGATGATAGAAATGATATATCCGTTTCAATAAGAATTCCATCAGACAAAGGAAACTCTTTTATTGGTGTATATAGAAATAGTGTAGTAAACGCATATTGGGAAGCAACAGACAATAAGGTAACATTCAAATTTTTGAATACGCTTACTACAACAGCAAACGATAGTGACATGGATAAGCTATATCATTTCTTGTTGGAGGATTTCAATGATGATAGTCTTGTAACGAGAGTAACACAAGTGGATGATACCACCATCGTAGTAAAGTTTTATCGGAAAGAAGAATAAATATCATTTAACATATTTATTTAGTTTTATTAACGTCCGAAATTCTTTATTGGGCGTTTTATTTTGTATCTTTGCAATGTGAAAAGAATAGAAACTTATCACAGAAGCAAAAGTAACATTTTGAAGTATAGTCTCCTTTATAATCAATTTTTAATTGTTAATGAACCTTGAATCAATTAACATCTTTTAATATAAAAACATTGGATAAAATTTGGATATATGGAAAATAATCACTAACTTTGCAGTGTAATAATTAAAGAGACAAACAATATGAGTAAGAAAATGGCAAGATTAGGTAGTGTCAATCCCTGTGCTTTGTTGTTCCTTTATGATAAGGATAACAAACAGATAGGAACTTGTTTAGATACTCCGAACAATTTTGCAGTAGCTTGTATGTTAAATGATAATGTACAATATGGTAAAGCATATTATCAGTTCTTCGGAGAAACTATCAAACAAAGAAAAGATAAGGATATTTCAGATAGAATATCTGTATACCTAAAACTTGTCAATCTTGAAGATAAAGATACGTTAGAGGAAATTAACAAGCATAAACTGAATATTAACTTTCTTTAACTTGCGTATTTCAATAAAAGTCGTATCTTTGTAAAACAAATAGGAGAAAAAGCAAACAATAAAAATAAGTTACAATTATGGGAAGAAAAAAGAACTATATCAAAATTCCAGTAAAACCTCTCTTATCAGCAATAACAGCAGAAAATAAGACCGTTGAGTCTGTTTTGCGTAATATCAATGTAAACGAGGATTATGTTACAGATTTTCCTACTGATGATTTGGGAAAAGAAATAAACAAAGATTTGAATTTTCTTCAACTTTTCAATGGCTTGTTATGTGGAAAAGACATCTACGAAATGTTGGATGTTTCAGATTCTCTTATCCGTGAGAGAGTGTTGGAACGTCTCGCATATCTTATGGGTATAGACTATCAGATAATTTACTACCTTTGGTTGAACAATAACGAAGAATAAGGAGGAAAATTACATGACGAAAGACAAGAAACGCCCCAAATATATAGAGGATATCATTAGGGATGCAAATGCCCAATTTAGGAGAAAATATACCAAAGACGAGGATGATAGTCTATTCGTATGGTTGTGCGCATATCTTCTCGGTAAAGATATGTATCAAGGTTTTAATTACTACCGATACACCAGAACAGCAGGAAAAAATCCTATTGCCCTTGCGGGTAGTTACAAAAAAGATGAATTCGACTTTTTACAAATATTATAATTTTAAACAACATGAAAACAAGGAAATATTACATTGTCGATTGGTACAGAAATGATTTTTGCTATCGTACAACAACAAATGTACCGTTTGAAAGTCTGAAAGACTTAAGATATACCGCTAAACTTTTGGGAGAAAAATTAATAATAGAACGTCAAGAATAAGGTACGCAAATGAGTACAACAGTAAAGAAAACTAAAAGGTTGTCAATAAGGTTTGGGGAAACTAACTTCCTCAAACCAAACAAAGGGCTGCAAGATATCTATGTGAATAATCTTTGTATAGGCTACGTTATCACGGAAAATAAGAACTTGCTTTCACCTATCTATGAACGCTTTTGGTCAAACAGCTTGTCTGAAAAACAGATTGAGGATAACAAACAATCACTCTCAAAGTATGACAAGTGTGATACTGAAGATGAAGGCTACTATCAAGTCGGCTATATGGTTGACAGCGATACTTGTGACTCTAAGGAATGGGATATGCGTCTTAGAGAATTTTGTGAAACAATCTATAATATTTTAATCAACGATAAAGAATATGTACAAGGTCATTATAACAGACAATAATACGGATAAGTCTTATTTTTTCAAGACACAGCATTCCACAGACTACACATCAATGTGGTCTATCACTTCAAAGATTGTGGAACAGGAAAAGAAATACCACGACATTGACATACCTTTGGGTGAAGTAAATCTGAAAGAATATCTTAATGCAGTATATAACATATCTGTAGAGTGTTTTCCTATGGATGGAAGAAAAAGATATGCAAGAAACCTTAATTGGTTTAACTGGTGGCAACCTTTTGAACTTGCTTGGCAGGACATTAAAGATAATGTACTCAAATGAGTATGGGAACAGAAAACTTAAAAACATTATTTCATTATGAAAACATTTTAAATCAAGAAACTTATCAATAGGGTGACAAAAATATCACAACCCAACAATGATAACTTCACCTACTACGGAAATGAAGTAACACTACAAAACGGTACACCAGACTATGTAGTAGTGTCAGTCAAGACAGAAAAAGAAAACGTTATGGAATTTAATTTCGATTTCTTAACAAAGGAACTCAACATCACCTTTGCCGATACTGACGAAACTCTGGATATAATCATTAACTCTTTTAAAGAACTATACAGAGATGTCAAAGTATTCATCTAAATTGTTTTGAGGAAAACAAAATTATTTTTGCAAAAAAAAAATCATAATATTTATTAATATGAACGCAAGTGGAATTGGGGTTTCCAAGACCACGTAAGAGCCTTTGTCAATAGGCCGTGCCAAAGGGTTAATCTCCTTTGCTCAAGCTCCATCCTTTAGGGTGGAGTGATTGACAAATTGTAACTTAATATTTTTTGCATTAAGCCAGATAGTCCGTGATGGATAGTCTGGTTTTATTTTTTATATATGTCTTTTAACTCTATATAAAATTTCTTCTATAAAAAATATTTTATATAATTACAAGAAACTTTAACTATCATTATCTTTATATTTAAATACCAAAATAAGTCTTAAATATTAATAAAATAATAGTTAAACACATTTTAATATATTTTATGATATATTAGCATTTAACATCTTTTTCAAAATTTTAAAATTTTTTAATAAAACACACAGCACACAGAATTTTTGCCCATTTTCTTCTTTTGGGCAATTTAAATATTTTTACCTAATTTTTAAAACTACTATTTCAATATCGTGTGTTTCTTAATAAAACCCTTAAGAAAATAGCCTTTTGAGGAAATATTTATATTTTTGAACACCTAATTTGCGATTTTTCAGTAACTTTCCACATTTTATTTGTAAGTCATTGATACTCAACCACTTAGATAATTCAAAGGGTAAATCACCTTTATAACTAATTGACTATCAGAGACTTTCAAAAACTTCAAAATTCTATCTGATTTTTCTATGTTCCATACTATTTATGTACTCAAATGAGTATAGCATCCATATATTTTTATAGGCACATATTTCTTTCTTATGTGCCGAATTATTATATATCTAAAAATGTATTTAAAGATTTATATACCTAACCTATATATCCTATCACAGAGATTACCTATTTTCTCTATATAAGATAATTCTTTTTCCATATTTGATTATCTTATTCGGGAACGGGAATTTTTCTTTTTGTTCCCATTTTATTCTTTAACATATAATATTTTCCCATATCAGATGTTTTTCGTATATTCGCAATGTCTTAAAAGAAACAAAATACGCTATTGTATAACAAAATTTTATAAGGAGAAAAATATGAATAATGACAATGAAAGATTAATCAACAAGTATCTCGGTTTCATCATCAAACATTTCAATCTCACCAATGAAACCGTTGACAGTCTTAAAAAGAAATTTGATTACTGTTTTGAAACAAAGACAAGAGTTTCATTCAAAAAGAATCATTATACGAAAGCCCAGTCACTTTGCCGAATGGTTGATAAGGAGGCACACTCAAAAGTGGTAGATGTTTTGACACGATATGCAGACTACGATACCTTTGCTGAATATATGCAAAATGAAGGCTACAAATACGAGAACAATTTTGAAGGATATTTGGAAAATATCGGTGCTAACAGGTTTATTGTCTATCCGTCTGAAAATAATGATGTAGTATATAATCAATTAAAGAAGATATCTTCTTATGGTATGTGGGAATTTGAAAAAATTGATGGTACAAAGGGATATCGGATTGCATATAATTGATTTGCCGTTATGAATGTTGTTATTGCATTAACTTTATGGGTTATTGCTGTATATTGTGTTTATAATACTTTTTATCGAAAATAAATGTGTGTTATATGATTGCAATTATCTGTATATGGTTTATATGTCTGGTATATGTATTACATTACATAATGAGGATATGTAAACCATATTCTTTATCATCGTATGTAACCATTTCTTTCATTACATCTGTCTTATTTTACTTAAGTTTCATTTTCTTTTGCTTATTAACTTTGTTTAACATATAATATTTGTATATTCCACTTATTTTGATTACCTTTGCATCAGAAAACAAAAAAAGGAGATTACATTATGAAAACAGTTGACACTTTTAAAAATATATCTTCGCCATCCGAAATGTATTGTGCAAGATATGAGATTTTATACCAAGAAATACAAGGAGAAATATGAATTCTGGCTTAGAAAGAAATTGTTGAAACGAATTTTGGAAAGTGATATTTGTTCTTATACCTACGAAATGAGGCATCAGTACAAACCTTTCAATAGGGCAATGCTCTTTCCTTGTTCTGTTGTGTCAATGGCATTAGCGGAATATTTCCAAAGGGTTGATTTGTTAGGCATACATAGTATAAGTGTTGATACGCAATCAGATGAAGCTGTAACTGCGACAATAGCACTTGCTCGTCCATGGCTTCTTACAGGAAAGGGCGGTAAGGATATAGATGCAGTTAGGGAAAGATTGTCTGAACTATTCGGTAAGGAGACTGTTATTGATATTAAAGAAATAAATGATGTGAATGAAGAAAAGATACTTAAATATCCTTCTGATTTCTATCTTATTGAATATTGAAAATAATATAAAAAAAAAATATAAAGACATGAAACTGGGAAGAAATTTAAAACAGCCAAAAGTAGGGGAGCATTATTTCATTGCTTCCAATGTTTACCAGACAACAAAGATTAAAAAGGAAGTGATTGTTACTTCCGTAGGGAGGAAGTATTTTACTGTAAAGTTGGTTGATGGTATTGATGAATTGAAGTTTAACAAAGCTGATTTCAGTCATAATAACGGTGAATATTCCTCTGTCTACGTCCTTTATAATGATGTTGATGATTATGAGAAGAAAACCGTTGTTGAATCTTTCACAAAAGAGATACAGCGGAATACAAGACTTTTAGACTACCTTTCAGACGATGAATTGATTTCTCTTTACAAGACACTTATGGAAAGAAAGGATTTATATGACAGGAATAAGGACACGGAATTTGTCGAACTTAAATTTTAACTAATATGAGTATTATAGTATTATGTGTTTTCGCTGCGTGTGCGGATTTGTGTTCGATGGTATGGAAGATTAGGGAAGGGGATTATGTTATGGCTATCTGCATGTTTTGCTTGTTTATTATAATGATTTGTTGTATCATTCTAAATATAAGTCGATTATGATTAAGGATAGGATTGGGGTATATTATACGACTGGCTGCGAGAAGAGTTCTACAAGGGCAATTTGAACAAATACGGTCATTACTTTGAAGTGTGGGTCGAAAATCTGACACAGCCACAAATTGACGGATTTGCTAAACAGATGTACAACAAGAAGAATAATGTGTTAGGAGAAATAGATTAAATATATCATATAATATTTTGCATTATGCTAAAAGAGTTTTTAGAACACAACAATCCCTGTAACATTTGTTTAGACGAAAAATGTGGAGGAAAACATACTTGTAATTGTTCCGCTTGTAAGATGCTTGCCGAATGCCCCAAATTTTTACGTGCAGTGATAAGAATAACAAATAAATGCACACAAAGTTGTTCTCATTGCTGTTTTAACAGTTCGCCAAAAAGCAATATAATGATGAACATTGAGATGGCAAAAGACATAGCATCTTTCATTGAAAATAATAAAATATATGATTTGAATGTGATGGGTGGGGAATTTTTCTGTAACCCAGATTGGTATAAAATACTCTCAATATTTGCAAAGAGTACCAAATACTTGCGTCTTGTAACAAATGGCGATTGGGCGGCCAATAAAGTTATTGCAGACAAAGTTATAGAATTTATAAATTTAAATAAACCTAAACTTAGAATTGCAATATCAAAAGATAAATGGCATACCAATAAGAATATTGAAAAAGCAGAGAAATACATTAAGGAAACTGGTGTCTCATATAATATTGCATTACCGTCTGAAACAACAGATGCCTCCATTGTTCCTATTGGGAGAAGCGAATTAAGTTATTCTCCATATTATTCTTTTGTTGGCTGTTATTGTCAGAAACCTATTGAACAATATACCTTTTTGAACGATGAAGAGGGCTATGTGTATAAATGTGGTTTTGGGGCATGGAGATATAGTAATATAAAGAAATATGTGAAAGGGGGTTTTAATGAAAGGTTTAAGGAGTTTAACAAAAAGTTTTATGATATATTTGTTCCGTCTTGTAGGCATTGCCTGATGTGTTGTAAGGAAAAGGATAGAGTGAAAACTGATTGACGGTATTACTTTTTTAACATAATGAAATGCTTATATAAAAGTATAATTAATTAAATATTAATATAATATGAAAGATAAAATCGTAAAATTAATCACAAATAAATGGGTACATGGCATTATTTCATTTATTTTAACTCTTTTAATCATATTACAAGAAGTATTGCTATCAAATCCTATTTGTGTGTGGTATGGGTTTATATTCTCTGTTGTATTTGGAGTTTTTGCAGAAGCAATACGCATGATTGCACAAGGACAGAAATATAATATTTTAAATGTACTTCCATGGTTAATCGGTGGTGCGTTAGCTTGTTTAATCATGATGTTTGTATAAACATACGAGATGTTTTTTGTTTTCAATATTGTTATCTATGAATAAGATGATAACAATATTTTTTATTTATTTCAAATATTCTTGTTATCTTTGTGTTTATGAAATTGATAAACCAAAAATAAAAAATAACAATGGAAGAAAAGAATAGGTGAGATATTCGAGTTTGGTGGAATATGGCGGCAAAAAGTAAGACATGACGATTATCCTTCAGATGAGGACGAATGTGTTGCATTAAGAAGTACAATGGCACGTAATTAATGCCATATTTGTATCTTGTTTTAACTTTATTTAGCATTAAAAACTTGCATAAGTCAGATAAATTGCCTACCTTTGCAACGTGGTTAAGAAACAAGAGTTACTAACAATATAAAAATAGGAGATAAACATTATGCAGAGAAATGAACTTAGCAGAAACCTTATCAAGAATTTTGCAATGGCAAATGCTTCGACCGTAGCACGTGAATGGGAAACCACTTTGAACAAGGTAAAACAAAGTGCAATGCGTGAGTTACGAAAGGCGTTTAATGATTTGGTAAAGGATTTTGAGGATAACACCTTTATACCGTTTGGTGATGTTGAAGAACTTGCAATAAGTGTCATAGATTATGAACGTGATGAACCAGAAGTACTAGACGTTTATGGTGTGTATGTTAGCAAAAACGGTGACTGGGTAAATATTAATGTTGCAACTCTTAATGGCTGTGATCAAATTGAATACTATTGCACAGATGACATTATAAACATTTTGGGTAGTTCAATCGAATATATAGGATTGTTTATGGACGGTGAACTGCCAGAAGACGAAGAATGTAAGGAGTCTTAATGAAATATGTTACATGAAAAAAAATTGCGAACAAAGAACAGAACACAATTAAAGATATTGTTAAGAGAATGTTCGGTTACAACCTTAAAGAGGTTGAGTTTAATGGCGACAAACTGAAAATATTTGTCGAAGGCAAGGCATACGGAGACGGATATCCTTCTTATGTAAGTGCCAAATACAAAGATGGTACGTGGTTTGAATCATCTTACGGCGGTGATAGGGATAAATCTTCAATAGACATTCTTGAAAAGAAACTGGGAGTCGATAATCTTAAAAAATTATCGTGTATCGAATTGGATGAATGCTATGATTAATTGATTGGGGATAACGGCATATTAATTTTCTTTATGCCGTTATTTCTTTTTAACACTGATTATTTGTATATATTATTTATATTCATTATCTTTGCAACATTAAACATTGAAAGAAAATATGATTACAAAAGTACAAATTACGGATAACTCCAAACTGCCTTTGAAGTATGCAAAGGAACTGGACGCTTTCAAGAATGGTAAAGAGTATAATTTCAAAGGTGGTGTCAATGTTATCATCGGCAAAAACGGCAGTGGTAAGACTACACTTATGAAGATGATTGCCATGTATATGTTATGCAATGATAACCTTTGTTCAAGACTTCCTAATTTTGCCGATTATGGAGCATTGAGATTAAATGATATATTTAACGAAGAGGAATTGTTGGATGGCATTAAAATAATGGCTGATTATGCAGGAGTTGTATATAATTGCCTTGCGCATAACGAGATGATAAATGAGGATATTTTGGATAATGTTACCAATATGGGCTATTATCTAAGCAATAAGGGTGCGTCTACTGGTGAAACAATCGTCAATAGTGTGGGGCAATTATTCAAGTTTGCATTTAGGAATAAGAATATTCAGTTTCCTTTGCAAGAGATTATGGATAAAGTAAAAAACAAAACGTGCAACGATTTTTGGGAAGAGCGGCTTACAAACTTGTTGAAGTATTATAGGGATAATAGAGATAATCTCATCACACAGCAGGATTTTGAATATACGTTTCTTTTGGATGAACCAGACAGAAATCTGGATATCACCAATATTGACAGTGTATATCAAGTTTTGTCCCATAGAAAGGAAATGACACAACTCATTGCAGTTATTCACAACCCCATATTGATTTACAAGCTGTCAAGGATTCGTGGAAAGAATAAGATAAATTTCATTGAACTTACTGATGGGTATTTGAATGACATTAAAAATGTATTTGAAAATTTATATTATAAGGTTAGGGGATGAAGATAGAGAACGATAAATATTATACACCTATTGCAGTTGCCAACAAATGTTGGGATAAGGTAATAGAACTGAATGGAAAAAATAACATTGCAGATGTTATTGAACCCAGCTGTGGAAACGGTGCATTTTATCATTACCCATCAATGAAACCTAATATGGGTATTTATATTGCGCCAGAGATAGATAATAGAGAGAAAAGTATTATTACTGGTGATTATCTTTGAGATGCCTATTGAATACAAGAAATGTAGGTTGGTAATCGGGAATCCTCTGTATGGCAGTAGGATGTTGCTTGCACAAAGGTTTTTCAAGAAGTCAGTAATGATTGCCGATTATATTGCCTTCATTCTGCCTATCAGTCAATATAACAATACATCTTCGCTTTTTGAATTTGATTTGATACATAGTGAGGATTTAGGAATGCAAATATAAATTGTGATAAACTTAACAGAACTCGACTGAATGAAGATGTTATATATCATGCATATCCTTGTATCATACCATCTGGTAGTGAATATATCAACGGCAATTACTTTGTTGTTGAATAAATTAATTTATTTTAAGAAAAATGAAAGATTTTACTTGGACTTGGGCGGCAATAAATAAGATTAAGAAATCCATCTTGTCATGTAAGACAGAAAGGCAACTGGAGACTACAAAGCGATGGTTTCAAAACAATTATCTGCAATATAAGAATGAATATGCCAAATATGCAACAGGCGTTTATGAACTGGTAATGGAAATGTTTGAAACCAAAAGACGTAGTATTAGATATAAGGAAGAACTTAATAATTTAAAAGATTGATGATAAAAGTATATTATGGCAAAAGTATATTCCCCAGAAGACGTGCTGAAAAAGTGTGTTGAAATGATTCCATATTATGTTATTGATGCTTTCAATGATTTATTGACTGAAAACTATCAAGAAAATGAAACTATTATCGAACAAGAGGATGTTATTCGTAAGATTTTAGAATATAGTACGGATGATGGATTGACAAGAGAAACTATATTCAAGAAACATTATTTAGATATTGAAAATCTATATAGAAACAAAGGATGGGAAGTCAACTATAAGAAACCTATGTTTAATGAACATTTTAAGGCGTATTTTGTATTCAAATCTAAGAAAGATAAATTTTAACATTAATTATCACTAAAAATTTGTACAATTAAAAAGACGGTATTATCTTTGTAATGTGAAACTTAAAAAACAAGAAATATGAAACAAACAATTAAGACATTCGGACAACTCTTAGCAGACAATTGTATATATTTTTTCGATTGTTCTACATTTAAAAGTAATATGACATTAGTTTCGGCTTTCAAATACAAGGATCTGCTTAATGCTGAATCTGTTGCCCAGAAGATTTTTCTTCCTGGCAATTATCTGATTGTTGCTACTGATTTGCCTACCCTGCTTCGTACAATGCAAAAGTATATAGAAGATAAGAAAAACGAAACATCTAACACAATATCCATATTGATTAAGGAGAAAGAAAAGATACAAAAAGAAATCAATGACCAAACTGAATTGTTTGGCACATATCACGATTGTGAAATGATGATATATGATTGTGTAGATAAAATGATTTGTGGCAATGATATTTTTATTGAGACTTATAATATGTGCGAACAAAAGCTGAAAGTAGAAGATTGTGTTGTGAAGTTTATTGTTCGTGCAATCTATACGAAAGACAAGAAAGTCGATGTGTTTGCCACAATACAAAACATCAAAAATGCCGAAAAGATTGGTAATTCTGATATGCCAAGACGTTTGATATCAGCATTGAATGATAAGGAAAAAGACTGTTATGAGATTTTCTTTTTGACTGAATTGAATGGTCAAGAATACTGGCTGACCATGTCACAAGAAACATTTTTCAAGTTCAAGTTAGAAAGTATGGGACAGATTTAAAAATTATGATATATATTATCTTTGCAACGTCAAAAAGAAAGATAACAAGAATGTCTAATCTAATAGGAGGTATTAATTATGAGAACTATCAATAGAATTAGTGAAAAAGACACCATCAAAGCATTTTCTTATAATAAAAACAGAAAACTTATTGCAACTGTTTATGACAGTGGTTTTCGTTCAATCAAGGAAGTTGTAAGACGACTCAAGGAAAAAGGTTCTGGATGGCTGAAAAAAATCTATACAGTTAATATTATCAATGAGGATAAAAATATTTCTTGTTGGCATGTTATTAAAGGCAACAAGATTATCAAACAATAGAGAGGAGGGTAAAATATGGACTATAAAGAGGAAGTTTTCCCATTAAATAACTTCGCTTTGTTTAGCAAAGGATGGTATTCACCAGTAAATGACGATGAAGATTTGTTAACAACGGTAAAACACGTATTGGCATTGGATGGATATGAGTTTATTTCTAATTACAATAACGTTCTTTGTATATTATTGAGCGAGATTGATAGATACAACAAATATCTGGATAGTGTTAATGCAAATACTCTTAACTTGTTTAAATTCTATAAGGAAATTAGTGAAGAAAAGAACTTGTGGCATAAGGATATAAGTAATGAAGAAGCTATTGTGAGAGTGATTGCGAAATTTTTGCGATATACGGATTATAAGTATATTAAATTAAAATGTCCAGTTTATAATAGAAAACTTTTCAAGAAATACGGTTTAACTTTACAACCTTTTTTCTATAAGAGTAGTAAGCAAGGAACAACATACAAGGAAATGAACAGAGTTGCAAACAAATATTTTAATCAATAGAAATAGGTCATATTATGATAGATACTTACGATAAGTTTTGGGATGCCGTACATAAGATTGAAAAATCAATTAAAAGTTGTGTCACTATTGAACAGATTGATAACTGCAAACAATGGATGGATAATGTATGGGATAATAATTTATCCAAATTCAGATGTATTGGCGCAAACTTGCAAGACATGGTTGAGATTAAACAATTATTAAATACTGCATATTCAACCCAACGGCAGATTATCTTAAATAATCAAAACTTTAAAGACAATGAATGAGAAAGAAGTACAAGATTATATAAATCGTTTGATTACTTTGCAAAAGAATGGTGATCCTGAAATAGACCATCACGAAGCAGATAATATATTGTGTGAGATTATAGAACAATTAGGGTATCCAGAGATTGTAAAGGAATACTATAAGATACATAAATGGTATAGTTAATTTATCATTTATTAACAATAAAAGTTTTGGATATAAGAAAATATTTTTGTATCTTTGCAAAGTAATAAGAAAAGAGATTATTAACATTTACACTGAATTATATTATGTGTTTGATTAGCCAAAGTTTACAGCCATTCGTAGCTAAGAAAGATTTGAAAGTGTTTAAAATTCTATACAAGGATAAAAAAGGTAATTATGAGACACCTTATCAGTATTGCAAAGTTGAACTCAATAGTTTGATGCAAGCTAATGAAAATAGTACTGATTATAGTAAATATAATTGGGGAGATAAAGGTCATAAATGTCAATTACAAATTAAGGGTGGATTTATTCATTCTTTATTCCGCGATATTAAGGAATATGGGGGCAACGACGAACCGTGTATAGTAGTAGCTTACATTCCAGAGGGAACTGAATATTTCATTAATACAAGGTTTATGGATGTTTGTTCCAAACAACTTAGATTGACAGATGAGATTGTTAACATTGATGATGCGATTCTTTCAAAAGAGGAAATGATGGACATTCTTTCACCAATTTCTGAAACTATTGACAAAGAAAAGGTAGATGCTGGATGGTTGGTAAAAAGTGATAAGACTTTTATTCACCCATCAGAATATACCAACGAAGTGAAAGATGATATTATTGGTGTTGTGGGAAGCATTATTGACGGGAAGATTATTGTTATTGCTCTTGACGAAACAAAATGTGAATGGTGTCAGAAGAATGAGAAAGTAGATGATATGCCTACTATTCCTTATAGGGAGGTATATGATAACTTTAAGGGAAAAGAATATACTGAAATTATTAAAAACAGTAAGAAATATCAAGAAGATAACGATTATTTTCCTGCTTTTGACTATTGCTTGAAATATAAGACTAAAGGTACTGAAAGCGGAGATTGGTATCTTCCCTCAACTGGTGAATTACACAGAATGCTCAATATGAATAGAGATGTCATTAACTATGCATTCTTTATTATGGGCACGACATTGATAAAGGATGATACGTTTTACTGGGCTTCTGCCGAGTGTAGCTCCACGAGTGCTTGGTATTGCAGCGTGTACGGTGCGTTTCTGTACGATTGGTACGATAAGTGGGAGAGCTTTTATGTGCGTCCTTCCTTTGCTATTGAGGCTGATTAAGCCTCTATTAGCAGTGTAACTGCCTTATTGTGAGCAAAGTGAACTTGTATTAAGCGTTAGCTTTATTATTTACTATATAGATAGTTAGTGGGACATATCTCATTAACTATCTTTTTTATTATCCTATGATTAACGTCATTTAACCATAATAATTTTGTCAGACGAAATATTTTTACTACCTTTGCACCTGTAAGAGATAAGGAAATAAACAAATCGGAGGTTAGAAAATATGGATAAGACGATTTCTTATGTGATGAATACCGTTGTAGGTGAGATTACAAGTGTAAGCGAATTTATGAACATCGTTTCAGACTATGATTATTGTCAGTTTGGAATAGATAGGGGTGAAGGAGATTTCTTTTTCTTTGAATTAAAGATTAAGGAATTGTATAATAAAGGAAACAAATATGTTCAGTCCTTGTATGATGAGTCTGATAGTGGATGGGATATGGATAGATTTGCTGAAGATTATATTAATGGCGTGGAAGAATGTACTTCACTTTTTGAAGATGATGATAATTGGAACTTTAAGGTTATTCACCTAAATGATAAAGGGAATAATAAGCAACAGCTTAAAGGATTGTTATCTGCAATGTATATAGAGGATGAAATAACCGATATGATTGAAAATAATATTGATACAGCACGTTATTATGCTGCACGTGAATTATTCTACGAATGGGTAGATAATCTTTAATTGATAATTTGTTTTATATAAAAATAATATATTAAATGCGAAAGATTTTTACATACATTGGAATTTGTTTTGCCATAGCAGGGATAGTCAATGCTGCAATGGCACATAGTGAAGAAACAAATGAAAACGTAACAACTGAAATGTTATTGAATGATAATGTAGACGTTTCATCTGAAATTGTTAAAGAGGATAAAGAACTTCTTGCAGAAGAAAACAATATGAAGAAAAACAAGAACACTATTACCCATGTGAACTACCGCTGAACTGAAGATTCAGCAGCTTCGTGCTTCATATTTTCAAAGAAAATCGAAAGATTCTCAAT